TAAGACGCTTGAAGACTGGGCAAAGTTTGATATATCCAACAGAACACGCTTCGATGCATCAATCAGTTCGGGGCTTGCTATTATGGCAAATCAAAAACACCTATATTTACCTGAAAAAAAAGAATCAAAAATTAGCATTACTTTTGCAAGGTACTCAAACAAAGGGGATATAAGTGAAATCATTCGATGAAGGACGTCTTAGTTAATATATCAGCCACGGGATTCCCAGATCAGTTCGTCTCTGATCAGGAGAAAGCGTCGGCTGAATACGGTATACAAATTGGGCAAGCCATCCAGTATGAATGGTTTCGCAAAGACGGAAACCAATGTAGATATTACGGTCAGTGGAGAGACTTCCACAGACTCAGGCTTTACGCTCGTGGCGAGCAGTCTGTACAGAAGTACAAGAACGAACTCGCTATCGATGGCGATTTGTCTTACTTGAATTTGGACTGGACTCCAGTACCGGTTATCCCGAAGTTCGTGGATATCGTAGTGAATGGTATGTCAGACAGATTGTTTAAGGTAAAGGCATACGCTCAAGACGCAATGTCTCAAGCAAAGCGTAGCAAATACCAAGACATTATTGAATCTCAGATGGTATCAAAGGATATCCTAGAGATTGTTCAACAGCGTACAGGCATCAGCGCATTCACGGTTAACCCCGAGGATCTGCCATCTACCGATGAGGAGTTGGCATTGTACATGCAGTTGAACTACAAGCCAGCGATTGAGATTGCAGAAGAGGAAGCCATCAATACCATCCTTGACGAGAACAAGTATCTCGACTTGAGAAAGCGTGTCGACTACGACATGACTGTTATTGGTATTGGTGTAACCAAGCATGAGTTCCTCCCCGGCACAGGCGTTCAAGTGTCTTACGTAGACCCCGCTAACGTGGTTTACAGTTACACTGAAGACCCATACTTTAAGGATTGCTTCTATTGGGGCGAAATTAAATCATTACCGATCATTGAGTTGTTGAAGATAGACCCTACTCTGACCAATGCTGACTTGGAAGAAATTGCCAAGAGCAGTCAGAACTGGTACAACTATTACAACGTGGCTCAGTTCTATCAGAACACGCTATTCTATAGGGACACCACCACTCTCCTTTACTTTAACTATAAAACAACCAAGAAGATAGTTTATAAGAAGAAGTATCTAGAGGGTGGGGGCGTCCGCTACATTGAGAAAGATGACACCTTCAATCCACCAATGGATATGATGGAGGATGGCAAGTTCGAGAGAGTAGAGAAGACCATCGATGTATGGTATGAGGGCGTTATGGTCATGGGTACAAACTACTTATTGAAGTGGGAGTTGTCCAAGAACATGGTGCGTCCTAAGTCTTCTGTACAGCACGCATTGCCTAACTATGTGGCATGTGCGCCTCGTATGTACAAAGGAACGATTGAGTCTTTGGTTCGCAGAATGATTCCATTCGCTGACTTGATTCAGTTGACTCACTTGAAGTTGCAACAAGTAATTGCTCGTACAGTACCTGATGGTGTATTTATTGATGCCGATGGTCTGAACGAAGTTGATTTGGGAACAGGCAATGCCTACAATCCAGAAGATGCATTGAGATTATACTTCCAAACGGGTAGTGTTATCGGTCGTAGTTACACCCAAGAGGGTGACTTCAACAATGCAAGAGTACCGATCACTCAATTGACATCCAACTCTGGCGCCGCCAAGACACAGATGTTGATCGCCAACTACAACCATTACATGGATATGTTGCGTACGGTGACCGGCTTGAACGAAGCAAGAGACGCATCCACCCCTGACCCCAACTCATTGGTTGGTCTTCAGAAGTTGGCAGCATTGAATTCAAACACAGCCACTCGCCACATCTTGGATGCTGGATTGTATATCTTCCGCTCTGTTGCAGAGGCATTGACCTACCGCATTGCAGATATCCTGCAATATGCAGACTTCAAGGACGACTTCATCAGTCGTATCGGTAAGTACAATGTATCTATCTTGGAAGAAATCAAGGAGTTGTACATCTACGACTTTGGTATCTTCTTGGAAATTGCACCTGACGAAGAACAGCGTGCGCAGTTGGAAGCCAACATTCAGATGGCTTTGTCAAAAGGTGATATCAATCTTGAGGATGCTATTGACATCCGCGAGATCAAGAACCTTAAGATGGCAAACCAATTGCTGAAGGTTAAGCGTATGAAGTTGCAGGAGCAGAGAGATAAGATGGAGATGATGAAGCAACAGATGGCTGCACAACAGAACATGGAACTTCAGCAGATGTCAGCACAAGCGGCTATGATGAAGATCGAGGCAGAAGGCCAATCGAAGATGCGTATCAAGCAAGCAGAGGTGGCTTTCGAAATCGAAAGAATGAAAGCAGAAGCCGGATTGAAGCAGCAGTTGATGGGTGAAGAGTTCAAGTACAACATGACTCTCGCTGGTTTAAACAACCAAACATTGAATAGCAGAGAGATGGCCAAGGAAGAAGCCAAGGCAAAGCGGATTAGTCAACAGAACTCAGAGCAGTCTAAGTTGATCAATCAGCGCAAGAACGACTTACCGCCAATCAATTTCGAATCCACAGAAGATTCTCTGGATGGCTTTGATTTGTCGGTGTTCGAGCCTCGCTAAACCATATTCGAAAAAATATATAAATTTGTAAAAAATTAAATCTAATCAAATGGAAATCAAAGTAAGAGAAGTAAAGCCAATCGAAAGTAAAGGCGTACAGGAGTTGGAAGAAGAATTGCTGAATAAGCACGAGGAACAAATACAGGTACAATCTGTATCAATGGACCATCAGAGAACTCCCGAGCCTACACCTGAACCCGAACCCGCTCCTGAGTTGGAGTCTGAGTTGCAGCAAGAGCCACAGCCAGAGCCACAACAACCGAGCGTTGAGTTACAGGAGGAAGACGTTCTTTCATATATTAGCAAACGCTACAACAAACAAATCAACTCGTTTGACGAGTTGGTCGCTGAGAGATCTGACGAGCAATTGCCCGAGGATGTATCAGCATACTTGAAGTACCGCAAAGAAACAGGCCGTGGGTTTGAAGACTTCCTCAAGTTGAAAGAAGACTTCGACACAATGGACCCTGATAGTATCTTACGCAGTTACCTCAAGACAACACAGGTTGGTTTGGACGACGAAGATATCGATGTCATGATGGAAGACTACTCATACAATGAGGACTTGGACGATGACTCGACTATCAAGAAAGCCAAACTGGCTAAAAAGAAAATGATTGCAGAAGCCAAGCAATACTTCAACACTCAGAAAGAGAAGTACAAGATGCCCCTTGAGTCAAGAACGGCAGACATTTCTCAAGAAGAAAAAGAAGAGTTGCAAGCGTACAAGCAATACATATCGCAGGCGAAAACTATGGAGCAAGAAGCCGAGCGTAAGCGTGAGTGGTTTTCAAAGAAAACCGACGAGGTGTTTAACAATGAATTCAAAGGTTTTGAGTTTAAGTTGAACGATCAAGTTTTACGTTTCGCACCGGGGGATGCTGTTGAATTGAAGAAAGCCCAATTGACACCAACGAACTTTATCAATAAGTACTTGGACGATAACGGGATGATCAAGGATGCAGTGGGTTACCATAGGGCGTTGGCGGTGGCAATGAACCCTGAAAGATTTGCCAAGTTCTTTTATGAACAAGGTATGTCAGCCGCGACAGAGGATGTTAATCGCAAAATTAAGAACATTAATATGAGCGAAAGACAGGCACCTCAGTCATCGGTGAAGGATGGGTTCCAGGTTAAATCGGTAAATCCTGATTCCGGCAAAGGTTTGAAAATCCGAAGTATAAAAAGAATCTAACTACAACAAAGAAAAATTAAACTACAATGGCAGTTTTATCTACCCCGACCTATCAGTTGCAGCCGAGTGCGCAACAGGTCCCCCTATCTACTAACTACATTACCGACTTCAACTTCTTGAACCAGTATCTTCCTGATACTTACGAGAAAGAATTTGAGCGTTATGGTAATCGTACCATCGCTTCTTTCTTGCGTATGGTTGGCGCTGAAATGCCATCCAACTCAGACATGATCAAATGGGCTGAACAAGGCCGTTTGCACATCAAGTACATCAACTGTACTACCACCGTGTTGTCTAGCGCAGATACTGCGACTTTCACTATCAACGACGTGTTGGTTCCTAACCGTGCTTCTATTGGTTTGACTGCCGGTAGCATCGCATTGCGTGTAGGCCAAACTGTAGTGATCACTCCTAACGTTGCTGGTCCTACCCAGAACAAAGGTATCATCACTGCCGTTAACACTAGCGCTGCTACTATCGATGTTGCTTTCTACGAAGCAGCCGGTATGACCAACGCATCTGCTGGTAACACTTTCACAATCTTCATCTACGGTTCTGAATTCAAAAAAGGAACTAACGGAATGCAAGGTTCTTTGGAAGCAGAAGATGACATCTACGACAACAGCCCTATCATCATCAAGGATAAGTATGCGGTATCTGGTTCTGACATGGCTCAGATCGGATGGATCGAGGTTACTACCGAGAATGGTGCATCTGGCTACTTGTGGTATTTGAAGTCTGAGCATGAGACTCGTTTGCGTTTCGAAGACTATTTGGAAACCGCTATGATCGAAGCCGTTCCTGCCGTAAGTGGTTCAGGTGCTGTTGCTGCCGGTTACAAAGGTTCTGAAGGTGTATTCTACGTAGTAAACGACCGTGGAAACGTATGGGGCGGTGGTAACCCAACCACTTTGGCCGACTTCGATTCTATCGTTTCTCGTTTGGACAAGCAAGGTTCTATCGAAGAGAACGTAATCTTCGTTAACCGTGACTTCAGTTTCGACATCGACGACATGTTGGCTACCTTGAATGGTTACAACGGTGGTACCGCTGCAAACGGTGCATCTTTCGGTTTGTTCGACAACGATGTTAACATGGCCTTGAACTTGGGCTTCAGTGGTTTCCGTCGTGGTTATGACTTCTACAAGTCTGACTGGAAATACTTGAACGATCCTACCATGCGTGGTGGTTTGACTGCATCTACTACTGGTGCTAGCACTGCTAACGTAATCACTGGTTTGTTGGTACCTGCTGGTTCTACCACAGTATACGACCAAGTGTTGGGTAAGAACGCCAAGCGTCCTTTCTTGCACGTTCGTTACCGCGCAACTGCTACCGAGGATCGTCGTTACAAGACTTGGATCACTGGTTCTGCCGGTGGTGCTGCTACTAGCGACTTGGATGCTATGGAAGTTAACTTCTTGTCTGAGCGTTGTGTATGTACCTTGGGTGCTAACAACTTCGTATTGTTCCGTTACGGTGCCTAATCTGTAATAAGACAGACAAGTTGATTTAAATAATCAGGAGGGTGTCAGCAATGGCACTCTCCTTTTTAAAAAGAAAATCTTATCAAATTATATCATGAAAAAAAACATCGTATCAGTAGACAAGGTCTACAAACTTTTACATTCGTCTCCACTTTCTTTCACTATCCCATCAAGAAGCACACGCAGATTTCCTCTGTTGTGGTTTGATGAGGACAACAATGTCAATCGCCCATTGCGGTATGCAGTAAACCAAAAATCCCCATTCGAAGAGGATCAAGATGGTAATGCCATCGTTGAACCAATCATTTTCGAGGATGGTATGCTTCGTGTTCCAAAGAATAACCCAGTACTTCAGGAGTTCCTTCACTATCATCCAATGAATGGTAGCGTATTTACAGAGGTTAACTACGAGAAGGACGCACAGAAAGAGGTTGAGTTCTTGAACGAAGAGGTTGATGCTTTGATGGAGGCTCGTTCATTGTCAGTAGAACAACTTGAGAATGTTGCTCGAGTTTTGTTTGGCAAAGACCCATCTATTATTAGTACAGCGGAATTGAAGAGAGACATCTTGATTTATGCCAAGAAAGATCCTAGAGGATTCTTGAACCTTATTAATGACCCAATGCTCAAGTTGGAATCTAATGTTCACAAATACTTTGATAGTAAGTTGTTGGCATTCAGAAACGGTAACAAAGAGGTATGGTTTAACATTGCGAGCAACAAGCGCAAGATGATGAACGTACCATTTGGATCTGATCCATACACTGAAGTGGCTTTGTTCCTTCAAACAGAAGAAGGACTTGATGCCATCAAGTTGCTTGAGAAAAGCATGGAAGTGCAATACTAAACTTTTCTTTTTACCTAAAGAGAGGGGGCAAATGCTCCCTCTTTTTTTTTGTTTATCTTTGCCTTAAGCAACATTATGATCAATGAAGTAAGAAATACCGTATTGTCTATTATCAATAAGAATAACTACGGCTATATATCTCCGTCTGACTTTAACTTATTTGCTAGTCAGGCACAGATGGAATTGTACGAGGAGATGTTCTCTTCATACAACAAGATCATCACGATGGAGAACAATCGTGTATCAGGCACGGACTATGCTGACTTGAAAAGAACTTACGAGGAGGCCATGGAGATATTCAATGTGACCAACCCAGTGAGTCACTTTGCTGGTAGCGTATTCTTCCTACCAAGTTTGTCAACCACAGGGGATGCTTACTACATGATGACCAAAGTTATCTGCTACCCAACCGTTCTTGACAGCGGTGCTAACACTTCTGTTGTGGCTTTCCAATTGGTTGATAGTGGTGCTACATTCACCACAGCAGGCATTGTACCCGGTGATTTGATTGTCAATACCACCACATACGCGCAGGCTAATGTGGTAGTGGTATCAAGCAATACTGTAATCTTGTTGGACAACAACATCTTTACAACCACTCCTGCCAATTACTTGATCCTGAAAGCGTCAGCGGCAGTAGAGGCAGAGAAAGTTACCCAAGCAAAGTCAACCCTTTTGAATACATCAATGCTTACCGCACCATCAACATTGTTTCCTGCTTACACACAGCAGGCTGATGTAATGACGGTGATGCCAGTAAGTTACAAGATTCCCGGTCAGGTGATTGCCAACTACTTCAGATACCCATTGGAGCCGAAGTGGACATACATCAGCATCACAGGTGGTGAGCCGGTGTTTGACCAATCACAACCTGACTACCAAGACTTTGAACTACCCGAGGATTACCAATACAAATTAGCTACCAAGATCCTTGAATACGCAGGTATGTCTATCAGAGAATCTGAGGTAGTTCAATTCGGAATGACTCAGCAAGCACACGAACAGCCTTCATTTAGCGTACAACAATAACAACTATGGCTTACTTATCTCAGTATCAATACTACGAAAACAACGGCAACACTCCAGAGGATGCCAACTGGGGGTCTTACCAATACGTAAGCCTCCAAGATATCGTCAAGAACTTTCAATTGATGTACGCTGGCAACCACTCATTGGTTAACAATGAGGAGCGTTACAAGATTTTGTTCCACGCAAAGCGCGCAATACAGGAGTTGAACTACGATGCATTCAAGGAAATCAAAGTCCTTGAACTCACCGTTGGTAGTAACTTGAGATACATTCTTCCAAGCGACTATGTCAATTGGGTGCGTATCTCTTTGTACCAAGATGGATACTTGTTGCCAATGACTGAGAATGTGCAGATACTTTCTTCTCGTGCATACTTGCAGGACAACCAAGCCAATATCTTGTTCGATCAGAACGGGAATATTCTTCAACCACAGAACTCTCACATTGATACCACAAGATTGAACGGCACCAAGAAGAACATCTACATGAATCCGGGCGGAATGTTTGACGGACAATGGGGATGGGAGATTGATGGGCAGTGGTATTTTGAATACGGACTCGGTGAGCGTTATGGTCTTAATACAGAGACCGCCAACGTAAACCCCACCTTTACTATCGATAAGAAAGCCGGTGTGATTAACTTCAACTCTGACATGATTGACAGATTGTGTATTCTTGAGTATGTATCAGACGGCATGGAAGGTGGCGATGATTCGTTGATCACCGTGAACAAGTTGTTTGAGAAGTACGTATATGCGTACATCCAGTACGAAATCCTCAACTCGAAGTTGGGCGTACAGGAATACATTGTGGCCAGAGCAAGAAAAGAGAAGGCTGCGCTTTTGAGAAATGCCAAGATTAGATTGAGCAACATACATCCCGGACGATTGTTGATGAGTCTCCGAGGCATGGACAAGTGGATAAAGTAACATGGCCAATATAACAAGAAACTTCATAGCAGGTAAGATGAACAAGTCTCTCGATGAGAGATTGGTTCCTGATGGTCAATACATTGACGCGATGAACATCCGCATGGGTTCTACTGAGAACGCGGAGATAGGCGTCATTGAGAACACCAAAGGTAATGAGTCGCTTACCGCGCTGACATACATTAACGGAACCGCTTTGAGCAATGATGCCAAGTGTATTGGTGTTTTGGAAGACGGGGAGGCAGAAACTATTTATTGGTTTGTGCATGATCCTAACTTCCCAATCGGAGCCACAGGAAAGTTGGATATGATTGTTTCGTTCAATGTGCTTACG